GCCGCTAACAGAGGCAATCTCACTGCCTCCGTCATCTTTAAGAATGTCAAGTGCTTTCCCGATATCATCAAACGCCATTGTTGTTCCTCAGAATTAAACATCAGTTCCTTGTGATGGTGAATAGGTCTTGAAGTCTTCATAGAATGAAGTCAATTCGTTAAAACCAAAATCGTCCCCAGCAACAATTAGAGCATCATCACCAGTGAGAGGAAGAGATGCATCTCTAGAGCCACTAATGAGATTTATAACAGATCCAGCAACGTGGTCAGATACTGTAGTTCCATCAACTCCTCTATAAACTGTGAGTTCATTTCCACTGATGGAACGGATTTGCATGTTTTCATTACCAATAACAATGTAATCGTCAACGCTAAATCCTGATGCACTGTTGACTGAAAGTACGGTTTGCTTGCTGTCTAGATCTTTATTGATCGCATTGGTCGCATCATCATTATAATCTTTAAGAGCTCTTGGAGTTGCAGCATATCTTTGAACTCTCTTTGCAGTAAGTCTGTTCGTATCATCTTTATAGTCAACTGTGACTTTCTTGATGAGACCATCAGAGTTATCTGCGATTGCACCAAACAGATACGTTTTTGCGGTAAATGTGAGAGTGCTGATCATTGCACGACGATTATCAAAACTACCTTCATAATCGTCGGTCATATTCACACTATCAAGAGTAATTGGAACATCTCTTTTCTCACCAATAGAACTCACAAGATTAATTGTGATACTCAAACCTGGTTGAAAATATGGGAGAATCTGTTCTAAAATCTGCAACATATCATCATTCAACTTCGTAGCAATACTCAGTTGAAAGTTAATATTGTAGGGGACAGGCATGTAAACCTTCTTGATATTACCAAGCTCACCTGTATTGCAGGTTTTGAAGGTTTGTGTGATAGATGCCTTTCTACTTGGATCATATGAGATGCCTGTCATCTCAAAAGACATACGAGGCAAAGTAATTGCAACCCTGCCTTGAAGAGATGGTTGTTGTTCAATCTTGGCCAAAAACTTCTGCATCGGGCCATAAGCCAGAGGCACTTTCATCCTGCTTTGAACATCATCATTATTGTCGGAATGACGAATTTCAATACCATTAAACAAAGTACCAAAACCAATTACGGTTTTTCTCAAAATTTCGTGATAAAAATATTGACCAAACATGATTTTTTCTAACTATTTAGAAAGTACCGAATGGATTGGTCTCTGTGAAGTCAATAATACCGTCATCAGCCTCATTTTGAATAACAACATTCTCTGCATAGTCGTCATAAAGGTCATCGTATTGAATAGAACTGATGACGTATCTTCCCGTAGATCCCATTCCTGGATGAGATGCTGTTGTTGCAGTTCCAGTTAGAACTTCACCAAGCTGGAAAGGATCCGCAATGTTTGAAATTTTAAGAATTCTCGTATCTTCATCCCATGATTTAACACGAGCTGTAGAGAGGGAAGTTTCGCCTCTAATAATTTCATTGATATAGAAATTACCAGTAGCAATACCAGAAGAAGATGGTGCTGCAATAGTAACCGTTGGTGCAATTGTGTATCCAAAACCAGCATTTGTAAATCTAATTTCTCTAATCGTTCCCCCAGTTCCTACAATTGCAACAGCTGTTGCGTTTGCTGTGGAGAGTCCTACAGGTGAGGTAGAGATAGAAACAACTGGTGCGGTGACATAATTGGAACCAGTAGTACTAATACCACCAACGATATATACTGAACCTGTAGTTCCAATACCTGCCCTGGCGGAAGCGCCTGACCCGCCAGCACCACTGAAAGTGATTATAGGTGGTTGAGTATAGCCAAATCCAGGATTAGTGATTTGAACATCTTTTACGGAGTATGTTGTTGACCCAGATCCTGCATTGGAAGTTGTGATGGCTACAGCAGTTGCATTAGCACTAGAATCGCCGTTTGGTGAAGTTGAAATAGAAACCGCAGGTGGACTTGAATACCCATATCCATCATTAATCAGAATGATTTGATTAACTGAACCATTACGAATTCCAGAAGTAACAGCTGCAGTAAGTCCAACTCCAGCGAGAGTTAATGTTGCAATATATCCTTTATCTTCTACATTATCATCAATGGCTTCAATGCTAGTATCAATAATTTCATCCTCATATTCAAAGAGTTCACATGTAAGTTGATACATGTAAAGTTTACCAAGTTGGTAGAATGGATTCTCGTGTTCTACAAACTTGATTTCAAATATACTATCCGAAAGTGGGAAGTATATTAAATCTCCTTCTTTTGGTCTGGTTGTTAATAATTCTTCCGTAGGATTAGCTGCGTAAAAAGGCGTTATAAAATCTTCGAATCTTTCTTTGGAAATAACAAGGGTGAGTTCATCAGTGGTTCTGATGCCAAACTTTGTCATCAAGTCTCCAGAACCTTGAAAACCCTCATAGTTTTGAACATAGGCTTCTATGACAAAATTATCATCAAATTTTGCAAGAACGTTCTCTTTAATAATCGTTTTTGTTCCCAAAAATTTTCTGGGCATATAATAAATTTCAACACCATACATCCTCAACTGTTCGTTGATAAGGTCTTGAACTAATCTTTGTTCTGAAGCAGAACCTTGGAGGAAAAATGGATTTAAAGCCATTAGCCGATCATATCGAGAGGTGGAACTTCATAATCAAATGTCATTCTTTGTTGGATCTCTGCGAGTTCCCTCAAAGCGTCTTCATAAATTTGACGACCATTCAATTCAATACCACCAGGTAATTTTACACCAGTATACTTACTCATATTTGCACCCCACTGTTTTTTAATAAGTGCAGTGAGATATTTCTTTAAGAAACTATCATTGTAAATTTTTTCATTTTCTGTTGGATCAAGAACACGGAAACAATCAATAACAATGTATTCATTCTTCGCAACACCTTTCCAGTCCAAATCCAAATAAAGTCTATTGCCTCTCTTATTGTATCTAACTTTCTTGTCTGGGCTAACCAAGAATTGAATGGTCTCCAGATATTCTTTAGTCATTGAGTATGTTAACATCTCAATTGAACTAAAGTTATAAACATCATTCAAGAAAATCTGATAAGAAATACTGAACATGTTTTGGGTGATGGTATTATCATCAAATTTGAAAATACCATTAATACCAATAACATGATCTGGAATTTCAATATAGTTTCTTGCCTCGGTAAATTCAGTTCTAGTTGCAAGGAAGTGTGTAGAACCAATACCAGTGCTACCAGTAAATGTAATCGCAACTCCAGCTGCAGCGTCCGTGGAGTTTCTTGCCAATCTAATCTGATTACTATTATCTACAATTGCGTTAAGTTGAACACTATCAGTAGAAATACCAAGGAAACTAGTAGTACCAACACCAGCCAAAGATGTTGTTGCAATACCAATTGAAGTTGATCCCAAACCAAAACTATAATAAACTGGAGATCCAGTTACAAGTCCGTGATTTGGAATTTGAATATTACTTGCACTAATATTTAAAACCCCAGAAGACTCTGGATTAAAAACATCCGATTTGATACCAGTGGAAGCAACTGCATTACTTCTTGCTTCATCAATATCCGACTGAGAAATTTGGTGTTTGAGATACATTCTCTCAACACCATCAAAATGTCTTTCTTGAAAATACTGAATAGCATCATCGACAAGATCATCAATCTGATCGTCATCGACGTTGATTTCCAAAACAGGCTCACCCAGCTGTCTTAGGCAATAATCGATAAGTTCTTGTCTAGTGCTAGGTTTTGCCATGAATATACAACTAGCTTCCTACTATTTAGTGGTCGATTTTCTAGTGGTTGGACTTTGTTCCCAACCAGATCCTTTTTCCTTTTCTATTTTATAAATTTCAAATTCATTTTTTAATCTGTCATATTCTTGACGAAGACTTAAAAATCTAGCCTCCGTCAAGATTACTTGCTTTTGTGATTCAATTAGTTTGTTTAGTGCGAGTTCAATGACAATATTCGCATCAATATTAGAATTGTCCACCATCGATAGTATCCGTCCATGAAGGAACGCCAGAAGCGTTCGTTGTCAAAATAAAGTTAGAAGTTTGAATACCAGCGGAAGGAGTTGCGGTAGATGTTACCTGACCACTCGAATCGAAATATGCGACTCCGTTGGTATTTGTTCCAGCTGAAAGGAACAAGGTTGCAACAGTAGAAACACCTGTTACTATAAGATTTTCAAATGTTACATCCCCAGCATCAATGCGACTGCCTGTAGCAACAATTGCTCCACCAGTCAGTGATGTGTAATTAACGGTTGTAAATGTTGCAGATGTAGAAGACGCGGCACCAATTACAGTTCCGTCAATATTACCACCATTGATATCTACAGTAGTAATTGTAGCTGCTGCGGATACTGTTACATCATCAAAGATGGCTTGACCATCAACATCGATGGTTCCACTAAAATTAACGGCATCGTTAAATGTGGAAATACCAGTTACGTTAAGACCATCAGCACTAACAACCAATCCAGCACCACCAGAAACGTTGGTGCCAGCATTTACGTCAAGTAAACCAGAGGTTGTTGTGATGCCAGAAACTATAAGATTCGTGAGTGATACATCAACAGCATCAAGACGACCACCAGTTACGATGGTGCCACCATTTAAAGTTGTAAATGTACCAACAGCAGAAGATGCAGCACCAATTGTTGTACCATCAATGTTACCACCATTAATATCTGCAGTGGCAATAGTACCAGTACCCGTTACATTTAGGGTATTGATTGTCGCAGCTGCAGAGACATTTACGTCATCAAGCTCTGCAAGACCATCAACAAAGAGATTTTGCCATTCTCTAGATGCATTACCAAGATCGAAGGATCCATCACTCTCTGGTAACCAATCCTGATTAACTTCAAAACCACCCTGAGTTAAGTTCCAGAAGATAGTCTTGTCTCCATCACTACCAGCATGAACGAAGAATCCCCCGCCATTTGCAGTAGCATTTGAAGCAGTTGAAGTTGATGCAACACCAATAGTTTTGTCCTGGACATCAAGCCTTTCGACGTTGATGATTGTTTCTGTTCCTTCAACGGTTAAATTACCAAGAACAAGAAGATTATTGGTAATGGTCATTCCACCACCAACAACAATGTCGGTAGCAAGACCAACAGTAATTGTATTATCTGAGAGTGTTGTCCTAGTTTCGTTTAGAGTCGAAGCAATAGTTAATGTCTCTGTGCGCAAATCAATCGGGTCAGTAGAAGCATAACCAGCACTGATAACAAGTGTTGATGAAATTTCTTCGAATGAAAGAGTTCCTGAACCGTTTGTGGTTAAAACCTGATTCGCTGCACCATCAGATGCAGGCATCGTGTAATCAGCGATAGTAACTGTATTGTTAAAATCGGCTGGTCCACTAAAAGTAGCGGCGGTGCCAACTACAATATCATCAAAATCAGCACCACCATCAACATCAATTCTATTGTTGAAAAGAACGTTATCTACAAATGTTGATGCACCACTTACATTAATTCCATTTGCACTTACTACTAGACCTGCACCACCAGATACATTTGCTCCACCATTAAGATCGACTGATCCAGCAAAGGTAGATGCAGCTGATACAGTAATATCATCAAAAATGGCCTGGCCGTCTACGTCAATGGTGCTCTCAAATACAACTGCAGACTGTGCGGTTATTGCACCAGCAAAAGTAGATGCTGCAGATACAGTGATATCATCGAATATAGCTTGACCATCAACGTCAAGATTTCCCAGAATTGTTGTATTGCCACTTACTGTTGCGATTCCACTGACAAGAAGATTTTCATTTATAGTTACGTCTGTGGAAAAACCAGTTCTACCATTGATAGTTATGATGTCTGTATGAGCATCACCAATGGTTACATTGCCATTAAGGTTTAGGTCTTGACCAAAAGTGGCTATACCAGTTACTGATAAATTTCCAGTAACAGTATCAACGAAATCTGTTCTTTGAGCAGTACTGATACCAAGAACATTCCATCCATCAATTTGGCCCTGTGCATCAACAATAGCTACCGATGAATTAATAAGTTGCCCATGGACGTGATCCATGAGTTTGTATGTGTATTCACCACCCAGTTCTACAGGGTTACCAGAGGAGTTACCAACGAAAAGGCGACCAGCTTTATTTGCAGACGTTCCTGGTGTAGCGTCTTCAACTGTTACCGCAAGCTCTCCATACTCAAGAGAACTAGGAGCAGTCGCACCAGTAGATCTAAAGATCCTAATCTTACTGGCCATTAGAATGTGCCTCCGTTAACGTCTAAATTCTTTGTATTGGTTGGGCTTAATGTAGTTGTAGCCACCCATAACGAAGTATTTGAATCATAAACTAAAACGGCGCCATTTGCGACTGCACTGACATCAGTGTCACTTAAACCACCTATAGTACCACCAGTAGCACCAGTTGCTGTGGTTGCAACTTTAATGCCACGTTGTTGACCTATTCGAACTGTAATGTCAGGCATTTAAACTACTCCTTGGTTGCACTTTCCCTAACTAAGACAGATCCTTCTACAACACGTTCTTTTAATCCATTAGAATCGGTTAGAATGAGATCCCAGATATAACGACCTGGTTTTATCCTTTTGGTGATGTCATCACTTAAAGTAAGTTTGACTACACCATTTACTCTGTCTTGGAATGTTACCGTAAAACTATAAGAATTACGGCTGGAAGCGTGTTTACGAAGTTGTGCAGCTCCTGTATAGTCTGTTAAATCTGATGCGGCATTGGTTGAACCGTTTTCAAGATTTAATGTCTGTGTAAAATCGACACCTTGATCGACCACCAAATTTACAACATATACAGCCATTCTTTAGATTTAAGTTCGTCTATGTATATTTATAATTAGAGTTTATCAACCAATTTTTGTAAAAGGGACTTAATTTCACCAACTTCATTTTCTAATTTATCTAGTCTTTCTTTTTCTTTCAATTTTTGTTCTCTAATTTGAATATAATTCTGATATGCAGCCGTATCATTATTGATAACTGCGTTAGATTCCAGGTCTCGAATGAGACCTGGATGACCTTCAACTTTCTTGTAATCCATTATGCAAAAGCGATTGCTCTAAAATCTCTGATTCTAGGTGCGTAGGCTTGATTTGTGCCCGTCATGATGACTTTAATTTCAAATCCTACAAACTCAGGGAGATTACTTGCAGTAAACTGATAATCTCTAAAATTATCTGGATTGTTAGATTGTGGTACAAATCTATCAGGTTTTCCATTATTCAGTTTTGGATCAATAATCTGATCACCAAATCCATCACCAGTTGTATCTGTCATGTTGTCATATCCAGGGAACAATTCATATGTGGACTCTTGTGAAAGAGTATCGGATCTTACAAGACGATAAAGAACTCTGAAATCATTAGAAGAATGTCTATAGGCAGAGAACTTCACTTGTAAGAAGGTCGCTGGATTTTCAAGATTGACTCTCTTAGTAATGTAAACTGCGGCATTTGGATCGCCGAATCTTTCATTTACTCTAGAATCATCTGGATAGTTGGTAACTCTCTGATCAAGTCTATTGGTTGTGGTTAGAACAGCCAATCTATCAGTGTCGATTACAGGAGAAACATTCTGATCCTGTGAGGAAAGAACCAACTCCATAGTAAATGATTTATTACCAGGCAAATTACTCAATTGATTTTGTTCGTTTATCTTCGATGCAACAACTCTTGGAGTTTCAAGATAGTTTGTTCCATTCAATGATACAGATTCAAATCCTTGATCCTGGAAGGATACTTCAGATCCACTTACACTTGTTCCCGAAACAGTTCTAACTCTTCCAGAAAGTGAAGTATCTCTTGGGCTTAAGAATTCAACCAGAGGAGTTACAGCTTCGAATTGAATGTTTTGTGTTGCTTTTGCTTTTGTTCCACCAGTTGTTTCAGTATCGGAAATCTTAAGAGTTGGGAAACTATTAGTTCCATCTCTTACTGTGCCAACACCAGAAGAAGTCGTGTCAACCTTCAGGTAGTAACTATCAAGAGTTATTTCATTTGAGTTATTAACATTGGCAAATGAATGTGTCTTGTTAATTCTTCTCAAAGAAATGCCAGAGATTTCATATTTCTGAACAATATCACCAACGTTATGAGTCTGTGCTATTGTATTATCAATTGATCTGGTAATACCAGTGAGTTTTTGTGGTGTTGATCCTGCATTAACCCCAGTATATGAAAGAATTTCACTATTAATCTTGACATATCCTGGATTGGTTGATGAAACACCAATATTTTCAAAACTTGAGAATACTGATATTGATCCAACATCAAGATCAATAGTAGATGTATTCGAGTATTGAGAAGAAACTGTTGTGGTTGTGGTTACACCAGTTACACCATTAATGGTGACCCTGTTGTTTCTGGAGTGCATACCATGATTTCTATGATTGACCTTAAAGTGCAATCCATCTTTGTAAGTAGCCGTATTATTAATTGTAGATGGCTGAGAACCTGGTAGAGTTGATGCAACACCAACTGCATTAATTGTCATCAATTCTGTTGTTGTATTAAATTCACCCTGAACTCTGTCAAGAATAATGCTGTTTGTTGCAGAAACAATACCAACATTAAATCTGGTATTAGCCCCCGTCTCACCAATATCACAACCAAGAATATCACCGACAGCATATCCAGAACCACCACTAGTTACCGTTACAACACCGATTGAACCACTGACAACCTGAATATTTGCAACTGCACCAGAACCATTACCAGTAATTGATGTTAAAGCAACACCAGTGTAAGTAAAGTCAGATGCAGATGGTGTCAAACCAGTACCAACTCTGTTAGTTGTGATTCCACCAGCTTCAGTTGCAGAGGTATTGATCTTAATTGCACCCAGAGATTTAACAAGATTACCCTCTGCACTTGTATTACCAACTTGAGTAAACTTAGATCCAACAAAGAAGTCTCTAGTTGCAACTGTGCTTCCAAAACCAACTTTAATTTCGTGTGAATAGAACTCAAGTGGTTGAGGTCTGAGTTGTGGGAATTCAAACTTACCAACACCTAACTCTGGGTTATAAAGTTTCAAAGTAGCTGGACCAGGAACAAAGGCACACTTATAAAGAGTAAACTTAAGGTCTTCAAGTTGACTTGGATCCCATGTTGAACCATTTTGTGACTTAAACAACGAACCCATATATGGTTGTTGTGAAACAATTACTCTTTCACTCTCTGGGAGATTTGCACTAGACAGATCTTCCTCACCCATTCTAGAGATAAACACTCTGTAATTGTTAGAGGCTGAGAGTAGAACAAGAGCATATTCTTTCTTACCAGCAAGATAGACTGGTGATGGGAAAGTAAATCTTGTAGCTACTGTTCCATCTTCAGAGGTATTAACCTGAGATGGTTCATAAACAACCTCAGCAAAAGGAAGAATGGTATTTGTTGGTAAACCAGTCTGCATCGTTCTGATTTGCAGAGTCACTGGAATCGCAGTGTCCTTTGTTTGGAAGAAAACGTCACATCCAGAAACAAATACGCCGTTATCTTCAACAACCTCGAACGATTCGGCAAGTGGATCATACCACTGGTTTTGTGCAACTGTTCTTTCTTCAAAAGCTTGTGTTTGAATAGTTCTTGTAACTGTTTGATTAGTTACAGTGCTGTCGGTAACCGTCTCCCTCTGAACATCAACGTTTCTAATTCCAATAACATCAGTTTGAGTCGTGTCAAGAACACCTTCTGCAAAGAAGGAAACTTCTGCAGTAGAAGGATTATCAGCTGGACTGAGTGAGTTAACTGGGCTACTAGTACATCTGAACGTCTTTGTTCCTGTAGTGAATTGTGGAACAGTTGGTAAAGTCGAATTTGGAATAAAAAGACTTCCGATCAAAGCACCCTTCTCATCACTAATTAGTCTCAAATCAGTGACTGTAGCTTCTGCACCACTTGTTTGACCAACAAGTTTCATATTCTTTGCAACATAACCAGTGAAGGTTCCCAGAACCTCTTGTTGGAGAGAAGCAGTATCTACGTTAAGAACACTACTTGTGGCGGAGTATACAGAACTCAACCCAACAGTATCGGAGTATGGATTAACATCATAAATGATTGTTGGTGAGTCATATGCGCCATACTTATGATTTGGTTGAGCAACTCTAAATGTAATTTCTGGATTTACACCATCGGTTGATGATGTAACAGTTCCTTTCACGGTTTCTCCAATCTGGAAAACACCTTGAGTCATTGAAATCTCAAGAAGTTTTGGAGTGGAGTACTGGGTTACATCTTGATCTTCAAAGAAGATATAGAATCTAGTTCTTGGCTTAATTCTGTTAATGACAAACTCAATATTTCTTGATCTGACATAAGGAATCAGTTCCTTACTGATCAATCTGGTTCCTAATGATTGGGTATCAATTCTTTCATTAACTTGGAGTTGTACTCCACTTCTAGTCAATCCCCTATCAACAGAAATAACAGCTTCATTGTTGACGAGGAAGTTGTCCTGCATCGTCGTAGATCTAGTTCTTGAAACAAGACCAGCACTTTCGGTTGGAAGTTGTTGTCCGCCCGCAGTCCATCCTCTAGCCCAACCACTTTGACTTACAACTTCACTTGATTGAAGTTCTCTAGAAAGTTCTGTTGAACTTACATCAACAGAACTCCACTCTTCTTCCCATGAGCCCCAATCAATTGGAGCAAATCCTGTATTTGGATCCACCGAGAATGCATCCATGAAGGACTGATATCCACCTTCAAGAACCAAATTGTTGACATCAAGTCTCTTTTCTTCCAACCAAACATCACTTGTTGGATTAAGTTGAGCTGCACCAACCCAGTTAATTACAGCAAATGGGTTAACATTTTCTGTTCTGGTAGCAAACTGTTGTGTAATAAAAGCAGAATCTGAATAGTTAAGAGTAACAACATCTCCAGTTCTTCTTAGATCATTAGATTGAAGATCACTGACTTGAGTTAAGTCAGCATTTGGATTTGCTGTAGTACCAATTCCAATAATTTGTTCAGAACCTAAGATGAGGTCAACACCATGAGTGTAGTGAGTCGGTCTCAGTTCACCCTTCGCTTTATCAATAGATGATCTGAAGTTTGGATGTGTGATGGAATGTGATCCATGACCTCTGAAATTATCAACAAAGAATCCAGACTTAAATCTGTCAAGACCAGTAACAGCATCTTTAATATTGAAATTAGCCGTGTCTGTTTCCAACAGGGAAAGTTGTGTGTAGAATTCAATGTTCTTGATTCTAGACTCAAGTCTAGAGATATCAAACATTGTGTATCTCTTGTGTTTGGCAAGAACTACCGTGCTTTCTTTAGTTGCATTATGTAAGTATGCCTTGTTGTAAACGGTTGCAACTGTAAATGATCCAGATGGTTCTTGTGGTGGAACTGGATTATCAGATGCAGCTCCTTTTTTCAGTTCAAAGAACCCGTCTTTTGATAAAAAGATTTTATCAATTCTTGGCAAATAGTATGAATATCCCAACGTCGTAGTTTCATCACCCACCAAGATATGTGGTACATATCCACCAGAAGCACTAAAGTCTCTATAGTCATACTCAAATGGCGAATCTGTATCACTTGAAAGATTATAGTTTTTGACTCTAGGTCTTATGTCAATATAATCTACGATTGGTTCTCCCTTAAAGAGAGTTTGATCAAAGTCATAAGTATCTGGAGAATAGCTGTTTACAGTTGCAAGGTCTCCATTAGATCCAGAGTCAACTACATAATGATCAAATACGATTGCAATTCTCTTTTTAGGTTCAACTACATTGTCGGATCTTATAATTCTAGCATAATCGTAAAACTCCGATCTTTGACCATTATCGAAGGTAAAGTTAGTAACAATATTTTTATCACCAACGATTACAGCCGATACTTCTCCCGTTATACCAGAAGATTGGAATACAACTGGTTCTCCAACAACGAATCTCAGTTCGTTTTTATATACCAAATCAACGTTTGAAGATGCTGACGTTACAACTCTTGCAACAGCACCACTGTTAGATCCAATGACCAATTCACCTTGCATGGTGTTGGTTAAATCGGAAGATCTATTGACAAGGGTAATGTTTGGTAAGATTGGATCTGCGGTTGTGCTGGACTCAAACACAGCATGAACACGAAGTCCATCTGGTACATTCAAACAAATTTCTTTGTCTTGTACTCTAGTTCCATAGACTGTATTATATGTCAAACCATCATTAAAGTTAGTTGAAGCTGCACCAGAATATTCATACTTAGATCTAGATACAATTAACTTAGAGCACTTGGAAAGACTCTTAGTCTGGGATGTAAGGTTAATCTTTTTAAGTGTTGAAACTAATATAGCATTAGTGTCACTAGACTTGCTAAGATCCAAGAGTGTTACAGTTTTGAAAGTATCGTTGAAGATTACTTTCTTTGCAGTTAATGGTTCAACTGTTCCATCAGAATAAACCAGATTGTATCTTTCCTCATCAAATGGTTGGAAGAATTGATCAGCATTTCCAATAGTTACAGTTCCTCTGGAACTAGAGATATTCAGTGTAAACTGTCTTCTAATTTGAATTTCTGATGAATCAAGATCAACATTTGAAATGTAAGAATTTGGGAGTCTTGTTGCAAGAGTTGATCTATTGCCATTTACAAGATTTGGTCTAATAAGTGTAAAGTCACTTGTCTGAATTTCACTTGTTGTAAGACCACCATCACAAACACCACTGACACTAGCCCCAAGAGACACCAGAGTAAGAGTAGATCCATCTGCAGAAACAGCACCAACTCTGTTAAAAGTTGGATCCGAGAATCCAGTTCTGTTATATGTGATAATATCTCCCGTCTTAATACCAACTGAGAATCTATTTCCAGGAGCCGTTACAATTCCAGCAGAACCTACTGTAAAATTAGTTCCAGATGGCGCAAGGGAGAATCTCCTTGAAAGAACAGTATCAGCATTAAAAGTGTTAATACCTACAGTCTGATAGATTGACTTTACATCATCGAAAGAATATTCCCTTACAGAAGTTACAACTCTTGTATCTTCAATACCATTGATAATGATTGGTTCATCGGTAATGAATTGACCATTAGTTGAGGTCAGAGTCAGACTTTGTGATCCAGAGACATCACTCTTTAAAAATCCTCTGGCTCCACTCCTAGCTCCTTCAATAAAAGCAGGTGTTGTTTGTGTTAAATCTGCACTTACAGTCAGCTCTGTAAATGTTTGTATATCATAAAGGAATACATCATATTTGGATGCATCATCAGAATATGCGGCTGCTTCTAACTTATAATCATAAACTTTCGCATTACCAATTTCAATACCAGAAGCGGAGGATCCAGTTGTTCCTACTCTCTGACTTCTAAGACTTACTACAGCTGTCGTTCCAAATCCAACAACAGGAGAACCATAAGCATTATTAATTTTTACATAATTGACACCATCAAAAGAGAATGATGTCGCAGAAACTGTCTTTGTATCTCTGGGTTTTTCTACATCAATGTAACTGGTGTTTAGTTTCTCAATGTCGAAGCCTCTGACATATGCCTTTCCAGGAGAAACTTGATAAAGCATCAAGTCAGAACTTGGTGTCCCTCCTTGAGCAGTTTTTTGATTTGGTAAATATATACCACCATTTCCTTGTCTATTGTTCAAAGACTCTTTTACAGAGACTTGGAATGGTTTTACATAGTAATCCCCACTTTCATCATAAGTTCTTCTAGCTAACTCATCGCGGATGAGATTATAATCAGTTTTCTTAACAAATTTTTGTAAGTCGCCATTTTCAAGCCTCATTAATTCAACGAAATTCTCATCGTTGAATTCATCTAAATTTTTCTTAATTAATGTGGTCGTAATTTGGAATCTGTCTGCACCAGGAGCAGAGAAATTAGAGAATCCTCTCGCATTATCAAACAGACTTGAATCGTCATAAGACGTGATTACGTTCTCACTCACCAACAATCCAACTCTGTAACTTGGAGTTGCATCATACTGGTCAAGAATTACTGTTTGAGAAGTAACTCTTACAAAGAATCCACGAATAAAATATACACCATCTTGAATTGATGCTGCACAACCAGTAGAGGTTGCATTTGATGGAACACAAGATGCAAATGGATTATTTGCAGTGATTCTGGACAATCCATATTCAATGTCAGAATTACAAATCAAATTCTCCCCATCTTGGAAAGTATTTGTTTGGAAATCTTGTCCAGATTTTGAATATTTTACATATAACGTATTATTTCCTCTATCCGACTGAGACGATAGTACATAATTGACTACCGTAGCTTCTACCCCAGAGGAAGAACCTCTAATTACCTTTCCTACAAGTTGATCAATATATTCCGACAGTGGCACACCAAGAAAGGTGTCATTCAATTCTACAGCATAATACAGTGGGTCATATGCAATTTGGCCAGGAATGACCATTGCACCTTCTTTAAAGAAGTGTTGACCAAATCTTTCAATTTGATTTTGTAAAATTGATTGGAGTGTTGTTAACTCTCTAGCTTGTACTGGGCTTGCAGGCTTAAAAAGAACTCTATTAAAGTTCTTTTCTTCATTGAAGTCATCATAATAAGGAGAAACATTGAGGTTGGTTTCTTGGGGCATTTTCTTAGAACTCTAATACAATTTTGATGTCTTCTTTCTGGCTGGCGCTGCGCTGAATCGCTGCCCTGTTATCTATGTATAAGATTTCACCAGAATATTTCTGGACCTCTGGTTGAGCTACACCACCAATAAAACTCTGTCCTAATTGAACAGAGGCTTGACCAACTGTTGTAGCCGTACCTGGGTTTGATGCACTACCAAAACTAGTTTCAATACCTAAAGCAGATCCAACGGTTTGACCACTAATGACATATGTGCCACCCGCACCAATTTGATCTGTAAAATCAACCATTCTAAATCCATAGGCGGTTGAGCCAAGTCCAACTGGATTATATAACTTCAAAACGCCAGTTGAAGAATCCCAGTTAGCAACATAACCAACGGCAGTGGATCCAATACCGATGGTCTGATAGACTGGGGTATCAACCGCATAAGTAGTATCTGAAATATCTCCACCAGTAAGAGATCTTAACTTTAATCCATAAAGAGCACTAGCCCTAGACTGATTCAATACACTACCAGATGGTGTAAGTGGGTTTTTAACAACACCTATTCTAGCAAAATCGTTTCCAGTAATAAAGTCTGGGTTGCTACTGTCATTTTCATATCTAGAATAAAGAAGAACTCTAAAAGCACCAAGCTCTTTGTAAACGTCGTACCCATGACCGCCTGGAGGAGGTGTAATAACCTCAAACTCAGCCACCGATGTAGTACCCACACCAACAGCAGATAATCCCGAAATTGGACCACCAGTCTCGGCACCAGGAGCACCAGGATAGAACTGAATTGTTCCCCTGGTATATCCAGAACCACCATTAGTCACAAGTACGTTTGATACTTTTCCCTGAGCATCAACCGTCACACTAGCTTTTCCACCAGTGCCATCACCAAGGATAGGAATGTTATTGAAGGTGGTACTGATTGGTTGATATCCACCACCAGCATTTACTACAAGAGCAGTTTCAAGTTTTCCAGATACTGCATTATTTTTTACATCCGCAGTATCTCCAGATCCCCAATTAGAAGGAACTGGAATAAAATCAATGGAATCAAATTTTACGATATCTGCAGGAGTAATCGTATAAAGATATTTCCAAATATAACCATCACCACTAGATCCTGCAGATCTTGGCTCAAGGTCAGTAAATGTCGGTTCATCCAGAGACTGTTTTCCTAGTGGATTCTCTGGGTTTTGTCCGTTATTAATACAGACATAAACTTTGAACTGACTATTGACAACATAAAACTTTGCATCATATAGATTAGTCGATGATGTCTGCGGACTCAGATTGTCTCTGGTGTAGTTATTCTTGTACATCTCATAGACAGTTCCAGCTGCCCATGTGTACTTTCTAACCATTCTCTTCACATCACCATCTGCAAGCTTTTTCAAAGCAATCATGGTGTCATAATCATCATTATATTCCCTAAACCCATCTTTAGGGGCTGGAGTATTACTATTCCAGTCGGTAGTACCATATCCAGCTCCCACATCTTGGGAATTGGGTAATCCAATAAAAGTGTAATAGGACTGTGAGGTGTCCGCTACACCAGCGACAAAATTCGCAGCATTTAATATTCTAAATTGATCTGAAATAATCGCAGGCATTTTATTAGACTTTTTGTTTTATTTATGATGTCTGATCAAAGTCACTGTAATTTTCCGCAAGTTGATTTATACGAATAGCAAGTGGAGCAGTCGTAAGTCCCGTATAACC